CTCCACGTGGTCGTCGTAGCCAAGCTCCGGGTGCTCCCGCAGGCGCATCACGATCTTCGCCAGCCAGTCCGTGCTCGCGAGCCGCTGCCCCGTCACGTCGTTCCATCGCGTAAGGATCTGTCGACTGCGCTCGTACTCGTCGTCGCTGACTGTCTTGCCGTCCACCTTCCACGTCCTCCGGCTGCCGCCGAGCACCAAGCCCGTGCTCTCTCGCGCGCTCTCTATGGGTGGTTCAATGGGTGGTTGCACTTCGGGTGGTTCGGGCCGCGCCGGTGCGGCCCCCCCACGTCGCATTTGCGGCCCCCCCGGGCCGCGCCCATGCGGCCCCTCGGCCTCCTCCGCAGGGGCCGCAGTTTGCGGCCCCCCCATCACGACCGCGTAGACGTTCGTGCCCTTGCTCGACTCGCCCGTCCTCGTGATCTGCCCGGCCGCTTCCAGCCGCCGCAGGCATCGCTGCACTTGCGACCGCGACAGCCGCGCGTCGCTCGCCAGCGTCTCGACCGCGGGCCACGATCCGCTGCCGTCCGTCCGCGCGTAGTTCGCGACGGCGAGCAGCACAAGCCGGTCGCCGCCCTTCGCCGGGGAGTTGTCGAACACCCAGGCCATCGCCTGGACGCTCACGTCCGGCCTCGTTCTGTATGCTTCTCCACGGTAATCCTCCGTTCGGTTCGTCGTTCGTTGGATCTCCTGCTAGGGGGGCACCACTCCGAGGCCCGTCGGCTCGTCACCGGCGGGCCTCAACTATGCCCGGTTCGCGCAGCTCGCGCGCGGGCATCCGACGCTACAGGTCAGCATGCCTCCCGTCCACCCTGATCGTGCCGTCGTCGTCGTCTTCCACGGCGCAGTCAGGAACGTGGATGCCGTGCTCGGCCGCGGCGTCGGGCAGCTCGGCCATGTTCGGCGCCTGGAGCTTCACGCCGAGCCTGCGGATCTGGTCGCGGATCGTCCACTTGCTGACGCCGATCGTCGCTGCGATCTCCAGCGTGTCGGCGCCGCACTTGATCAGAGCCAGGATCTCCTCCTCTCGCGCCGTGACGTAGACGCTCATGCCGGTGCCTCCCCCGGCCAGTCGATGTCCGCGTCTCCCTGCGGCGCATCCGGCGTAGATGCCTCCGTGCGTTGGCGGTCGTCGCTCTCCTGCGTCGCGGGCGCCTCGGGCTGCTCCGGTGCCTCCTCGACCGCAGAATCGCTCTCAGGCGCTTCTGGCGCCTCCGGCGTGTCGGCCTCGGCTGCCGCCGTCGCCTGCGCGTCCAGCTCGGCCTGCTTCGCCGCTGCCGCCTCGTCCGGGTCAAGCGGCGTGTCCGGCCCCGACAGAACCACGCCGACGGCGTCCTGCCGCGCGAACGCATCCTGCACTTCGCTCCTGCTCGGCGGCGGCATCTCGCGCCCTCCTAGCGTCTCCACGAGGTAGGCGACGCCGTTCCCGATCCTGATGCCGGTGTCACGCTTCTCCTCGTCGCTCAGGTCGGCCAGCTTGCTCTCGCCCGTCAGCAGCGTGAGCGCTTCGCTGACCCACTCGGCCCACGGCATCCCCGGGTCGATCTGCTTCATGCGGGCGCTGACCGCGCTCCATCCGAGCGGAGCGTCCTCCCGAAGCACGATGCCGTCCGAGGTTGTCGGCTTCGCCGGTTGCGCGCTCCTGCGGCCGCTCGTCGGCTCGTCCGAATGCTGATCGGTGTCGTAGCTCGCGTGCTCCTCCGTGCTGACCGCGAACGTCTGCGCCAGCACGTTCTTCAGCGCCATCGTCATCGCCTTGTTTGTGCTCTTGTCGCCGCTGTCGGTTCCCTCGCCCCACGCGCTCGCGGTGAAGCTGTCGCCGTTCGGCCCGTAGAACGTGTACTCGACGTGGAGGTTGACCTCGTACATGATCCCGCCGCGGTTCGTCGTCCGCTGGTCGCTGATCCGCTCGATCACGCGCGGCGTGAAGAACACGCCGTAGTGCGACAGCAAAGGGTTGAGGGCGTTCATCACGTCGTCGTGCCCGCGGTACATGAACCCCTGCTGCTCGTTCCGCTGCCCCTTCCCGATCGCGGGCATCTCCGCGACGATCGCCGCGACCCGCTGGAACACCGTCATCCGGTCGGCCGCTTCCGCAGCGAGCCTCATCTGCTCGTGCGCCTGCGCCTCAGCCTGCGCCTCGTAGGCGTTCCACGGCCGCTCCTGCTCCGGCGCCTCGGCCTCGACCTCGGGTGCTTCGTCAATCACCTTGCTCATGGCTCCTCCTCGGGAGTCGGGTTGTTGCCGGGCGGCGAATGCGCCGCCCGGCCTGAATCATGCCTGCTGTCGCTACGCCGCGACGGCGATGTTCCGCCACGAACCGGTCGGCAGCGTCAAGAGCTGCCCGCCGATCCGCTCGATCTCCTCCTGCCGCGCGAACGTCTCGGCCTCCTTCGCCGCGTCCGTCACCGCGTTCACCATCCCCCACTTCGTGAAGTCGTTGCCGCGAGCGAGAGACATCAGCACGGAGTCGCGTTCGCCGTCGTTCAGGTCGAACGTCTGCGCCAGCGCCTCCGTCGCCGTCGCCGGATGCCGAACCGTCAGCGTGTCGTCCGCCGCCGCCCGGATCTGCTCCACGATCTCGTCCAGCACCGTCTCGCTCACCGCCTGCGTGATCGCGTCGCGGCACTTCAGGAATGTCGCCTTGTCGGCCGCCGCCAGCGTGTCGTTCGCGAAGCTGATCCGCGACTCCTCGCTGTCGTCGATCACTCGGCCGACGTGGTACGCCCGCAGCGAAGCCGCGTTGCTGACCATGCCGTTCAGGCAGTCCAGCTTCCACACGAACGGCTCCACCGTGAGCGCGCTCGCGCCGACCTCGCTGTTGCGGAACTGAAAGCCTGCCTGCACGATGTCGCCCACCTTCAGGCCGACCTCGCGCTGCACCGTCGGCAGCACCGCCCGCAGCACCATCCGCTCCGGCGTCAGGTTCGCGACGTGGAACCGTAGCCCCTCGATGTCGCGAAGCGCCGGAATGACGGCCCGCTCCATCAGGTCGTAGTTGTCGAGCCTGCGGAACCGGTCGCTCAGGAACGCGCGCACGTTCCCGTCGAGCATCCTGATCAGCCTGCGCTCCGGCTTCGCCAGGAACCAGTGCTCGACGTTCGTGTCGAGCAGCCCCGGCGCCTCCTGCCGGAGCCGGTCGTAGTACTTCTTCGGGATGCCGAGCCGCTGCGCGATCTGCCCGTGCGCGTAGTCATTGACCTTGCCCGTCACCAGCGGCTCCGCGCCCGGAGGGTCAAACGACAGGAACGAGCCTGCCCCTTCGGCCGTCAGGTTCGCGCCGACGCCCTTCGTCGTGCTGAACCCCGCGCGCCGCGTGTCGACGAGGTAGTCGCGCTTCGTCTCCTGCATCCGGGCCAGCTCCGTCGCCAGATCCTCCAGGCTCGTATGCGTCGTCGGCTCGCGCCGTAGTGCTGTCAGTGTCGTCATGTTGCTCTCCTCCTCGGGAGTCGTCAGATGGATGCTGCGTCAGATAACTATAGCGCGGGTGTCGGTCGTCGGTTGCCCTCCTCTCCGGCCCACGTCTGCCAGTCGTAGTCAAGCGCGAACGCCTCGCGGTGCGCCCTCGCCCGGGCTGCGGCTCGCTGCCGTTGCCGCCGGACGCGCGCCTTCCGCCGCTGCGCCCACCACTCGATGCCCTCCTCGACGCCCGCGATCGCCGCGAACGCGAGGAAGATCAGGCCGATCCAGACGATCGCATCTCCGGTTGTCATCATCGTCCTCTCGCGTAGGGGTTGACCAGCCAGCGGCCCGGCTGCTCCGCGTCGGGACGATAGAGAATCCCGATCCGGGTGTCGTCGTCGATCTGTCGTTCTTCCCGCAGCGTGTCGAGCGTGAAAGCGAGGCTGTCGCCGTCGCACGTCGCGACGTGCTGCGGTGCCTGCGCCGGGCCGAGGCTCGGCCCCTTGACCTCGTACACGTGGTACGCCTGCTCCGTCAGGCACTCGACGTGCCGGGAGTGCTCGTTCGTCTCCATCGTTGCTCCTCTCTCGTCGGTCATCTGTCCCAATTCCAGACGCGCTCGCGGATCACGAGCGGCAGGTTCTCCGGCCCCTTCTCGTACGCGCCGATCCACCGCTGCCGGTGGCCGCCGATGCTCGGGTACCACTGCTGCCGCCAGTGGCCGCCTACGATCCACCGGTGTGTCCAGTTCACGTCGCGGCTGCGCTCGCCGTCCGGGTCGGCCTCGCGGCTCGTCGGCCTGCGTAGCTCGATCACGCGCGGCGCCCCCGGATCCCATCCCTGCCGTGCCGCCTCCCGGCGTGCCGGGCGTGCCGCCTTCCGCCGCTCCGACGTAACGATCGTCTCGCTCATCAGCTTCTGCATCACCCGGAAGAACCGCAGCCACCCGGCGTTCTGGTCGCCCTCGCCCCGAACCTCCTTCGCCCGGCTCACGAGCATCAGCGGGATCGCTGTCGCGTGGATGATTCCCCATGCCATGCCAGTCTCCCGCAGCATCTCGATCAGGTCGGCGTTCTCGGCCGAGAAGTCGTCCGGGTCGTCGACGTGCGACAGCGTCGTGATCCGCAGCACCGGCTCCGTCCGCACGTGGTCGTGCGTCAGGTCGAACGTGTAGCCGACCTCCTCGTCCGAGTCGATGACGATGGCGCAGCCCGGGTCGACGACGCGCCACAAGATCGCGCGCGTCGCCCATCAGCTTGTCGTTCACGTCGCGCACGTAGAACGGCTCCGGCAGCAAGACGAACCCGTGCGGGATGAAAGCGTCCTCGACCGTGAACGGCTCCTCGACCGCGAACCCCTCCATCGCGCTCTGCGTCAGGTGCATCATCTCGTGGCTCATCCAGCACGTCTCCGCGCTGACGGTGTCCTCGACAATATGCGCGAACGCGAACGCCGACGGCGCTGTCGCCTCCATGCCGTACCGCTGGTACCGGTCGGTCAGCCAGCCTCGCGCCTGCGCCGTCACGGTCGCGCTGATCTCGCGGCGCCAGTGGTTGTGCGCCCGCAGCGCCGCCGTGTGATCGTTGAACTCCATCACTGCACCCCCGGGCTGTCGTGCATCGCATCGAACTCGACCGCCCGGATCGTGCGTACCGTCCCGGCTCCCGGCCCCACGACCTTGCGGCACACGATGATCCGTTGCCCCTCCGTCACGGCCCAACCCGCGAGGGAGTGGAGGTACGCCTCGGCGGCGATCTGCTCGTCGACCTCGGCCTCCGCGAGCACAACGGACGACACGCGCACGTTGCCGTTCTGCTCGTCCACTAGGCGCCAGCGCGTCATGATCCCACCGCCTCAGCGCAGCTCTTGCACGCGCACGAGTTGCTGGTCGTCGCGCTCACGTAGTGGAGCCACACGGGCGCCGTCGCCGTCGCGGTCACGAACGCCTTGCAGATGCCGCAGAGATGCGTGCCGCCCCGAACCTGAACCCATCCCGCGGCGCTCACAACGTCACCGGCCTGCGGCGCGTCGTGTAGCTCCGGCCTTCCCGGTTCACGCGGGCGACGACGGCGCCGTCCGCGTCCCGCACGTAAAACGCGCAGTCGCGCTCCTGCTGCGTCGCCAGGAACAGCGCGAGGCTCATGCCCGCGCTCTCGTTCGGCGCCTTCCGGCCCTCGCATCCCGGGCCGGTCACGAGGACGGTGTCCTCCTGCCTGTTTGTGCTCTTGCTCATCGTCTCCTCCTCGGGAGTCGTTGTTGGCTGACACCTGAATCATGCCTGCCCCTCGCAGGAATGTCAAGTAAATATCTGGCCGCGGGTGCCGTAGTCCCGCGGCCAGATGAGTGAACCGTGAGTGAAGCCTGAGGACAGGGACGCGCAGGGTTCCGGCCGCACGTGGTGGACGGCCGACTAGGGCCGGTCGCGGTAGCCGAGCTTGTCGCCCTTCCCGAGCGCCACCAGCGTGTCCTTGTCGTCGCCCGTGTCGACGAGCAAAGCGTACTCCGGGCCTCCCCCGAAGTCTGCCTTCACGATCGTCCCGATCTTCGGCTTCATGGCTGTCTCCTTCCGTGCTGTCAGTGTCGATGGTATCGGTCAGGGGTTCGGCTGCTCGCCGCTCGTCGTCAGTCCCTGCAACGCACGCAGCCCCGCCGCGAACGCACCCACGATCGCTCCCGTCGCGACAGCCTTCCACGTCGTCAGGTCGGGCGCCGCCAGCCAGCCGCTCGCTGCCGTCAGCGTCACACCGATGAAAGCTCGGGCGAACGCATCGACGAGCGCTCCTGGCGTGCCCGGGATCAGCGACTTGAAGCTGAGTTGCGGCACGAACACCTGCACGGCCCGGATGCCCGCCGCGATCGAAGCGGCGACCGCGGCGGCCCCGAGGACGACGCCCGAGTGCAGATCGGGTGCTGCGAGCACCCCGATCCCGTACGTGATGATCGCTGCTCCGAACGCCCGCAGGAACGATGCTCCTGCTCTCTCCAGTACGACCGTCATGCTGCCTCCTCCGTTGTTGTCGTTCGTGCCCCGAGCGCCTCGATGGCCCCGATCAGCCTGTCCGTCCGCGCGGCCGCTTGCGTCTCGTGTCGCAACATCGAGTCGGTGCTCGCCTGCACAAGACTCTCCAGCTTCGTCAGGTCGGGCCGCTGTTCCAGCACCGCGACCTTCGCGATCAGCTCGACCCTCGCGTCCGCCGTAGCCTTCAGATCTTCCGTGATGCGGTCGCGTGCCGCGACGGCCGCATCGCGTTCCTCATGCCATGCTGTCGCTGCCGCCTCGCTCGCGCCCAGCGCTGTCCGCAGCCGGTTGTACGCCGCGACCGAACCGACGATCGCTGCGACGGCGACGATGTCGAGGACGATGCTCGCGTCTGACCACGTCGCGTCGAACAGCGAGAACACGATCAGCGTCGCGACGCCCTCCGCGAACACGATCACGCAGCGACCCTCGGCGCGTACGCGACCCGTTCGATCCACGCGGCAGCGTCGGCGCGTCCGTGCGGCGACGTAACCCCGAGATGCGTGTGTGACCGTCCCGGGTCGCCCGGCCAACGGCCAACGTGCCCGACGATCTGGCCGACACGGAGGGGCTGCCCGACCCTGACGGTCAGGTCGCCGTAGTGCGTCGAGAACCAGCGGTAGCCCGTCGGCGTCACATAGTGGAGGTTCCAGCCGAAGATCCCGAGCGACGGATCCGGCACATAGGTCGGCGGGTGCCCGCTGATCTTCACGACCTCGGCGTTCACGACCGCCAACACCTTCGTTCCTCCCGGAGCGCAGAAGTCGTACGCCATGTTGTTGTCGATCCCTGCCGTCTCGTGGAGCTTCTGGCAGATCGAGCTTGTGGCTCCGATCGGGTGCGGGTAGCACCACGTCACCTGAGCGTCCGCGTATGCTTTCAGGAGGCCGTAGCAGGTGCCGTCGTAGCCGCCGCTCACCCGGAGAATCCGGTCGACGGACGCCCCGGCCTTCCCGTCGATGTGCAGCCCGGCCTTCCTCTCGATCCGTTTCACGAGATCCGTCATGCCCGGGCCGAACGTGCGGCGCGACGTGACGCTCATCTGCTTGTACGCCGTCCACCCCTTGTCGTCCTCCAGGTACCGTAGTCCTCCTCGGCGCACCGCCTCAACGTCCTGCCCCTTCAGGTATGGCTTCACGAGCGCCAGCACTCGGATCAGATGCGGTTCCATGCAGCGAAGGGTACTAGCCGCCGGTGACGGCCCACCGGCGGCGGGCCGGACGGCCCCATGCGGCCCGGCCCGCCGCCGCTACGCCGGGTACGGCGGCATGAACACGTCGCGGTGGAACCACGTCGGGATCAGCAGCAGCCCCGCCGTGCGGATATCAGTTGCTGCGCTCTCGGCGTAGAACGCCCGTTTCGTCGCGCCCGCAACCTTCGGCTGCCACAGCATGATCTGGAACGACTTCCCCGACGGCTGCATGATCCCGAGGTACGTGAAGTTCCAGTGTTGGCTGATCACGAGGCCGTTGCCGATCATCTCCGTGTCCTTCCACAACGTCGCGAACCCGTAGTTCTCCTCGTTGTCGGACGCCGAGTTGGCACGCGCCGCGATGTAGACGTGATGGGGCCAGTGGATCTTCTGCCAGTTCGCGTTCGTGCCTTCGATGCCCGTGTAAGAGCTTCCTTCCCGCTGCCAGTCCTGCCAGTCGATGACGTTCAACCCTGTCGGGTTCCCGATGATCGAGAACTCAAAGTTCGGGTCGTGAATGCCGTCGATGACCTGCGTGTCGTGGATGACTTCGTAGCCCAGCTCGGTCGCGTAGCACGTGTCCTGCGTCGCGTCCGTGTCGCCCGCCGACGGCCCGAGCACCCTGTTTCCTTCCGAGAGCGGCGCGAGCACAGACTTCATACCGAACGCGAGCGACGGCGACGGCGGCGTGTATGTCTGCGTTCCCGGCACGAAGTGGATCGAGTCGATATAGGCGATAGCGTCGGTCGCCGCGCCGAACCACATCTTCAGGTCGTAGGTCGCGTTCGGATTGAAGTAGCCCTCGTCGGTTGCGTTCGGCGTGTCGTTGAGCTGGTACATCGAATAGCGGTACTGCGTCCAGTACTTCGTTGCGGTCGTGAGCTTCTGCCCCATGATGTTGCCGTTGTTGTCGGCGATCCCGACGTAGAAGTTCTGCTTCGATGAGCCGTTGTCCCAGATCGCTACCGTCACGAACACCTTGTAGGTGCTGACGAGCGGGTCGAAGGGAATGTCGATGAGCTTGCATGTGATCTCGGTGCAGTTCGCGTACCCGGTCGCGATGCTGTCGTTCGAGATCGCGTTGATGTCCGTGAGGATCCGGTTGTAGGTGTTCGCCGCCCCGATCGTGGAGTCCCACGCCCAATGCGCCGCGGCGATCGTGATGACTCCTCCCGGCCGGATCGCGTACCCAAGGTCGTGCGTGGAGCTGTCCCGGTATTCGGGGTCGACCGACGCGATCGGAAGGTGCGGGCTGTAGTACCGCTGGTCGAGCTGCCTCGGGTCGAACGTGTCGGCCGCTGCCTGCGACGCGACAGCTTCCAGCTTCCGGATGCGCCTCAGATGGTCGCCTATCTGCTGTTCGGTCACGATCCCACCCACCCTTCGTCCGTGAACAGCAAGCCGCTGACGGCCTCCGTCCCGTTGTCGTCAATCTGGATCGGGATCGCGAGCACCCGTTGTTGCGTGTCGACCTGTTCCAGGAGGTTGCGGCTCGCGTTGACGCTGATGCGGTCGCCGGGAAGGTAATCGATCAGCGGTTGCTTCGCTCGTTGCGGAGACGGGCTGACGACGACGGTGCGCTTCCCGTTCGCGGTCGCGAGGAGCGCCTTTTCGGCCATCAGCTCGACGGCCGCCTGCGCTGTCTGCCCCGGGAAGAACTTCTCCGCGAAGTACGTGCCGAACCGTGTCTGCGACGCCGCGTCGTCCTTCGTGACGGCCGCCGCTCCTCCCTGCCCGTAGTGGTATCGGATGCTGTTCTCGCGGCCGCTGCCGTCCCGCTGGTTGTCGATCGCGACGACGTTCCGGCCCGGCTTGTCCCACGCCATGATCGTGTTATTGCGGACGATCCCTGCCTGCGAGTACGTCTCCAGCCACACGATGTTGACGGGCGAAGCCGCCACGTCGAACACGGGCGTCAGCACCGTGTCGATCGTGCCTGTCGCTTCCAGCTCGGCCCACGCTTCCCCGACGGTGCATCCCTGCTGGAACGTGATCTCCGCGATCGGATCGGTGTCGTTCAGCTCCGGCGAGCTTGTGTAGTCGATCCACGTCGGCCCGTCTACCAACTCGCTCGCCGTCAGCAAGGCGACGAGAATGTCGCGTCCCGTCGCGCCCGTAAACGTTAGGCCTGCGCTGCCCGGCAGCGTTCCTGCCCCGTCCCGTACCGGCCGCTTGAACATCATCTGCCGCGGGTCATACGCGACGTACCGCGTGAAAGCGTTGTCCTGCTCCGCTGCCGTCCCGACGAGCATCGGGATTCCCGCGAACCGGCAGCTCCACACGTCCATGCTGCCGCTGCCGTCGCGTCGCATCCCGAAGATGAAGCGGTCGCCCTCGCTCAGATAGGCGTAGCCGTCCGTCCAGGGAATGTTGACCTTCGGGTTGTCGGACGGCACCCGGCCCTCGTGGATGCGCGGCGCGTTCAACGTCACCGTGACGGTGCGGTTGCTCGCGATCCGGTCGAGCAGCGTCAGCGTCTCCATCTCCTGCGTCGTGATGATGAAGCGCCAGTCCGGGCTGTCGAAGAACCGGTCGCCCATCTACATGTACGCCTGATTGACGAGGAACCTCGCGTCCGCGTTCGTCGTGATCGAGTTGCTGCCCGGCACCAGCGGGAAGAAGTCGCTGCTTTCCAGCACGATCCCCGCCATCGCGTCCGACAGCACCGGCCCGGCCGCAAACTTCGTCGCGACGTTCCTGAACGTGTCGATCTCCAGATACTCTCCGCCCGCGATCGTCGGCGCCCCCGGCCTCGCATTGTCGTAGCTGATCGAGACGCCGAGGCCGTTGTGCGTGATCACGAAGTCTCCTCCCGTGAACGGCCCGTACACCTTGATGACCGGCATGAACCATGCGGTGCCCGTCATCACGATCGCGCCCGTCGTGTTGTTGATGACGTCCAGCGTCTGGTTCTCGTCCATCGAGTACGGGAACGGGCTGTCGAGCGTGAACCCCTGCTGCGCCCGCACGTTGTCGATGATCTTCGGGTTGTCGATCGGCCCGAGCTGAATGTCGTCGATCATGCGGGTGTTCTTCCCGGTCGGCGTCCACGTCAGTCTGCTCGCCCCTTGCGTGTCCTTCAGGAGCGCGTAAAGGTGGCCGCGCAGCGTGTCCATCGCGGTCGTCAGGTCGGCTCCGCACGTCGGCTGCTCCTGCGTATCCCACCGCTCCAAAGCCAGCACCGCCTCGACTCCCGACGCGAACCCCTTGCCGAGAATGCTGCCGTCGGCGGCCGGGACTTCGCTGCGTGTCAGCCTCGATTGCCAGCCGACAGACGACGAGTTAGGGACGGGCTGCCAGCGCGGCCATACCGCCTGCCCCATCCCGTCTTCCTCGTTGATCTTCAGCGTGCCGTACGGCGTCGTCAGCAGCATCGGAACGTCCCATTCGTAGATCACGGCAGCCCTCCTGTCGCGGTCGCTGTCTCGCGTGTCTGCCCGATTCCGGTCAGCCCGTCGATGTTGCGTCCGCGCGGCTTCGGCTGCGGCGTCTGCGACCCGGGCGCGATGATGCGGAGCAGCCGGTTCGTCTCCTGCTGCTCGCGTAGCGCGAGCGCGTCGCGTTGCGCCTGCCCGACGGCAAGGTCGCGGAGAAGCTGGTCAACCGTGATCGTGTTGACGCTGCCCGTGACGCTCGAGCTGCCCGACGACGTGCTCGACCCGCGCGCCCCGGCGCCCGTCGCGAACACCCCGAGCTTGCCCGGATCCTGCCCCGTGATCTTCGCCGTGATCTGCGCTGCCGTGCTGATGCCAGCGGCCCGCAGATCCTTCTCGATCTGCGTGGCGCTCGTGCTCAGCCCCTTGTCGTTCAGTTTCTTCGCGTCCGCCTGCACCTTTAGCAGTTCGTCCTGGAGGTTGCCGCGCCGCTCGCTCCCCTTCTTCGTCTGTGAGATCTGCTTGCGGAGGAACGCTGCCTCGGCGTCGAGCGCCTTCAGCTCGGCCGCGCCGTCGTTCGCGAGCCGCGCCTGCCGCACCTGACGGTCGAACGCATCGAGCCGCGCCTTGATCGCCGCGTCGCGCTTGCTCGATGCCCTCTCCGCAGCCGCCTTGCGGGCCGCCACGCGCTTCTCGACAGCGGCCGCGTTCTCGCTCGCGATCTCGCTCTCAATCCCGGAGATCTCGTTCTGAGCCGACAGGAGCGCATCCTTCAACTGACGGCGCTGCTCGGCGCTCCGCTTCGTGTCCTTCAGCTGCTCGACGAGGAACGCTTCCTCCTTCTTCAACGCCGTCAGCTCGCCCGACCGCGACCGCGCGATCTGCGCGTCCGTGCGTAGCTCTCCGAATCCTTCCAGCCGCGCCTCGACTTGCTTGAACGTCAAGCGGCTCGGGCCGGTGCGCTTCGGTGGCGCCTTCGTCGGTCGCTTCGCTGCCGCGTCGCGGGCACGTTGTGCTGCGCCTTCCTCGGGCCTCCGGCCGATGCCCTTGCCTTTGCCAGCGGCCGCTGCGAGCCTTCCGTTCAGCGCCCGCAAGTCAGCGGCGCTCAGGTTCGCAACCGACTTGTTCCCGAGCGTCTTGACCGCCGCGATCTCGTCCTTCGTTAGTCGCTCACCAGCCTGGACTTTCGCGACAAGCGCCATCACAAACGGGTACTTGCGCTCGTCTCCGCCTTCGCCACCCGAGCCGGGTGTCGTCAAGATCGCGATCGCTTCGATTGTGGCGACAGTCCCTGCCGCGAGTCCAACAGACACGAGAGCCTTAAGCGCAGCCGAACCGAACACGGCCTGCGCCGCGAACTTCGCGCCCGGGATTCTGCGGACGAACCGGCCGAGCCTCGTCGCCTTGCTCGGCTTCACCTTCGGTGTGCTGCGCGGCAGCGGCTTCCCGTCCGGCCCGAGAATCGGCCCGCCCGTCCCGCCCGGCCCTCCGGGTGTGACGATGACGGAACGCGGCCGGTATGCGGTGTCGAGCGCGGCCTCCGCGATCGCTGCGTCCTCGACGACCTTGATCGTCGTGCGGCGGCTGCTCGCCGCGATGAACGCGAACGACGCCGCCACCCCTCGCACGGCTCCGGCGAACTTGACGACCTTGCTGATCGCGAACGCGGCGACGAGGATCTTGACGGCGTTCTCGACGCCCCCGACAGCCTCGATCGCCGGGCCGGTGACGGTGCGGATCAGGTCGATGCCGTCCGCGACTCCCCGCACGACTTCGCCCGTCACCTTCATCGCCTCGTTCACGCGGCGTTGCGTCTCGCCTGTCTCGTTCGCGTGCTGAAGGTACTCGCCGACGCGGTTGCTGAGATCCGTGATCGTCGGGAGCAGCGCGCCGCCGACGATCTCCTGCGTGTCGCCCCACACCTTGTTGAGCTTCGCCTGCGCTCCCTCGGCGCCCGACGCGAACGCCTCCGCGCTCCCCGCGACCTTCTGCTGCAACGCCGCCAGCGCTTCGCTCGCGGTCGCCCCGTCCTTCAGTGTGATGCCGTACCGCCGGAGGATGCCGACGTTGCCTCCCGCGACCTTCGCGACGATGAGAGCTGCACCGGCGAGGTCGCGCTGCCCGTTCGTCATCCGTGCCGTCGCGAGATCCCCGGCGAGCGCCGTCAGCTCCAGCGACTGCTTGACGTCCTTGACGTTGCGGACGATCCGCGTGAACCCCTGCACGACCTCCTCGTCGTCGAACGCCTGGAGCTTCGCCTGCTGGTTGGCTGCCGCCTCGACCTGATCGCCGTACTGCTCCCACGAGTTGCCGGTCGTCTTCAGCGCCGCGGCCGCTTGCAGCTGGATCGTCTGCGCTTCCTTCGCTGCCGCTGTCGCCTTCCGGATCTCACTGACGACGGCGGCGACGCCGATACCGATGCCCGCGATCCCGGCCACTGACCGGAGGCCGCCGCTGATGCCGCGCTTCGCTTCGGCGCCGAACGTCTTCGTGTCCGGGCGAACCCTGACGAACGCCTCACCGACCATGTTGCTCACGCCGGTGCCGCCTTCCTGCTGACCGGCGGGATGCCGCCGCCGTACGCCATCAGCGTCGCCATCGTCTCCTCGTTCTTCCGCATCGCTTCGCGCTCGTCCGCGGCTGCTTGTGCGGCCAGCTCCTCGGGCGTCGGCGGCGGCGAGAACCAGTCACGGATCGCGGTGATGCCCTCGTCCAACGACAGGCCGACGTGGCGAAGGTCGTCGAGGACGATCGCGTACGCCGCGCTCGTGAGCTGCCGTGCGTTCATGCCGCGCGGATCTCCTCCTCCGACGAGGATGCGTCCGTCGATGACGGCCCGGTGCTGTTCGGCCCATCGGTAGATGCCGACGGCCGTGTCGTAGGGAGTCGCGTCTCGACCTCGACGAGCCACTTCCCGATCGCCTGCAACTCGTGCAGCTGCACCGGGTTCCGGCATCCTGCGTCGCGGAGTTCGGCGTACGGGTCGTCGGCGTCGTCGAGCCAATCCTTGCCGCGCACCGCGTTCCACCGGTCGGCGTCCTCGGGCACGAGGTATTCCAGAATGCCGCGATCCATCATCTCGATCACGCCGAGGCTGCTCGGCTCGTACGCGCTGTCCTCGATCGTCGCGATCGCCTCGGGCCGCACCTTGTCGCGTCGCGTGAACGTCTCGTCACGCAGCGTGAAGCGCATATCCTCGTCGGAGAGCGGTACGGGCCTGCTGTCGCTGTCGAAGTTTCTCATGGGGCCGTTCCTCCTGTCGTGTATGGGGCCGCTCAGAAAGCTATGAGCGCGGGCCGCAGGAACGGGTACGTGACTCCGTTCCGCAGGCCCGTCTCTAGCCAGTAGCCGTATGGGACGTTCGTGCCGATGTCAGCGTACAAGCCAGCGGTGTCGCTGCCGATCTGCCACGCGATCGAGCTGCGGAGCCTGCCGGTGTCGACGTTCGGGCCGCGGCCTTCCGCGTTCGTCGCTCCCTCGACGCCTCGCCCGGTCGCGTTCAACCGTGCTTCGTTCGTGACCCGTACTGCGCCGCGTCCGAGGTAGCGGGCGACGTCGCCGTTCGGGCCGTTCAGGTAGCGGCGCAGCTTCGCCTGATCGAAGCGCACGTCAACGTCGGCGCTCACGATCCGAGCGGCACCTGATAGCCGTCGAGCTGGACGAAGATCGGGAGCTGCCAGCCGCCGAACCCTCCGCTCGTCTGCATCGCCGTTGCCCTCCCGACGGCGACGGCCGAGCACAGGTCGTTGAAGCGGCCCTGCTTGCGTGCGGTGTTGATGCCGCACCAGCACACCCAGGCGTCCGCGTTCGTCTGCGCCGCTGCCGCGCTAAGGGTCGCGACGTCCGGCGCGAAGCTCTTGCCTGCCTTCGGGAGCGCCGGGACGCAGCGGACGACCATCAGCATGTACGACGGAAAGTTGACTCGGCCCATCTGGCCGCGCAGCCCGGTCGCGAGCTGGTTGCCGTCGGGTGCCGTGTCGGCCTCGTCGATCTGCGGCATCCACACGACGACCTGTTCGCAGTCAACGGCGGGCGTGCCTGCCGCGATGTACTGGCGGGTCGGCGCCCCGAGCAGCGTCGCGTCTTCGTCGGGTAGCGTCGCGAGTGCTGCGACGGCCACGTCGAGGAACGCTTCAGCGGCGTTGTGCGCGTCGAGCGCCGCCATCCTAGCCTCCGGGCCTGTACGGGTACTGCTGCGTGTCAGGCGACCATACGGCGCTGCGCTGCGGCAGCTGATCCGGGTTGTAGGTTCCGAGGAACAGGTCGACGGACGCAAGGCCAACCGCTCCGGCGGCGAGTGCTGTCGCGAGTGCGCTCCGGTCGAGTGTGACGCCCTGCCTGACTACCTTCGTGACGCCGCTCGGGATCTGGCAGTCGTCCGCGCCGCTGCACATCTTGTAGATCTCGCAGCCGAGCTCTTTCGCTGCCGTGACGGCCATCTGCGGCGGGTCGGCCCCGTACGTATACGTCACGCTCCACGTGTTCTCCTCGGTGTTCGGGAGGTCGAGGATCTGCCGTGCGGGCCACGCGACCGGAACCGTCGGTGCCGCCACGTCGCGCATCCGAATGAGGTCGCGCTGATAGTCAAGACGGTAGTCGGCGCTCGTCAGGAACGCTCCGTCGACCTTGACCGCGATGATCTCCCTGACCGGTACTCCAGCGAGCGTCACCTTCGACAGGCACGCGCACCGCAAGCCTCCGGCGCCGACGTACCCGCGGCTCATCCACGGGCCTCTGTCGAATGTTCCGCACGTGTGGCAGACGGTCGGGCGCACCGTGACCGGCCCTGCCAGCCCCTCAAACTGACGGCCGCTCAGGACGAACAGAATGTCGTTCGACGCGGCCGCGGCGTCGTCGAGCGCCGCCACCACGTCGCTGCCGCTGCCCGTAATGTCGCAGCACTCCGCGATGTCGTCGCCCGTGATCCACTCGACGGTCGGCGCGGTGCCGCCGCCTGCGGTGCCGACGATCAGCTCCTCGCTCGCGCTGTTCGGATCCGCCTCGTTGTCGTCCCACACGACGAGGTACGTGTCGGGCGTATCGGGCGCATAAAGCGTGACGCCGTACCGTGCGAGGCTGCCGATCGGCGCGATCTCGGTGATGCCCGCTGCCGTCGGGCCGAACAGGAGGTTGTCGTTCTGGTCGTAGATCGCGACGGTGATCTGTCCGACGAGGCCCGGGTCGAACGCCTCCGCGAAAGCGTCGAACGGTGCGCCGGGCGCAACAGGGTTCGCGGAGCCGATCACGCGCTGATTGTCGCAGCTTCCGGTGACGGCTCCGACCTGAGTGCTGTCCAGCCTTCGCCCCACAGGCCGTCGAGGTTCGTGAACCAGCGGTCGTACTGCGGGCCAACGGCCTCCAGCGAGTACCGGCCGAGCGCGTAGTCGCGCACGTTGCTCCGGTTCAACATGATCGCCTGCCGGGTGCGGTCGACGGCCTCCTGCAACGTCTGGAAGCGGTAGCCAGACACGCCCTCCGTGACCGTCTCCGTGAACGCTCCGAAGTCGGTCGTCACGACCGGCGTGCCGCACATCATGCTCTCGACCGCCACGCCTCCGAACGGCTCCACGTACAGGGTCGGCATCAGCGTCACCGCTGCTCCTCCCATCAGCTCGGCGCGCTCGACGATGCCGACGGGGCCGACGTACGCGAGCTTCGGCGCCCGCGCTTCGCCCTCGGGGAACACGACGTAGCCGTCGCCCCACTCCGTCGCTCCCGGCCCCGCGACGACGAGCCGCATATCGAGCGCTTCCGCAACGCGCGCCGCGATATGGACGCCCTTCTGAGAGATGAGCCTGCCCATGAACAACAGGTAGTCGCCACCGCCGCCTTCGGGCAGCTCGTCCCGGTCAAAGAAGTTCGGGATCACGGTGTCGTACTCGCGCCCCCGCCGCCAGCCCTGGAGGCCGTAGATGAGATGCCGGTGCGAATGCGACTCGTACGCCGCGAAGCACGGGCCTGCCGTCTTCGCGCGCGTCGTGATGATGCCCTCGTAGCCGACGCCGAACTCCGCGACCGTCAGCTGCGGCAATGCTTCCGCGATGATCTGCTGCGACGTGCCCGACGACAGCAGCAGCAGATCTTCCTTGTCCGCCCGAGCCATGATCTCGCCAATCGCGCGGGCGTTCATCTCCGTCCACCACGGAGACGACGCATGGAAGTCGAAGCCTCCTCGGTCGAGCCGCGCCTCGTCAGGATTTCCGAACCACTCCTGCCTCCGGGCCTCCGTCACGCACGTCACGTGCTCGTCGCACGGCGCCGTGTTGAACTCGCTGCCGTACAGAATCACCCGTCGGTCGCCGCCCGTCATCATGCCGCAGAACTTGCGTAGCTTCTCGGTGTACGCGCACGTGGCCCACTGGCCGTCCGTATGAGTGTGCGGCAGCCCAACGACGTGAAGTGTGCTCGTCACCGGAGGTCGAAGGAGCCGAAGAACGCGAGGCCGTAGGCGCCGTTCTCGTCCACCCATTCGACCTTGCCCGTCCCGCCGATCCACTTGTTGAGAGCGTCGGCGTGCAGGGTGTGCGGGTGCCCGTCCGTCGCCTCCGTCTCCAGCCACTCAAAGATGCGGAGCCTGCCTGCGTGCGCCTTCGCGGTCGCGATCACGCTCTCCGGGTCGACGACGTGCTGCAACACGTTGTAGCACCACGCTTCCTTGAACTCGACGTCCGACGTGAACGTCTCGGCCTCCTCGCGCACGTACTCGATGCCCGCGACCTCGTAGCGGGTTGCGATCCAGTCCGGATAAGCGCACGGGTCGACGACCGTGCTGTTCGGCCCCCGGTGCCTGCCCTTCAGCAGCATCGACACGGGGCCGCCGCCGAGGTCGAGGACGTCCATCCCGCCCAGCTCGTACACGGGCCAGCGGCCGCCGTCAGGAACGACCTGCATCTCCATCCGGTGCGCGTACGTGATCTGCTTCGCTTCCTCCCCGAACGTGTTGAGGCAATCGCCCCACCATCCGGCCTCCCACTCCTGCGCGTCCTTCACGAGTGTGCTGCTTGTCTTTGTCATGGCTGGACTCTACGCATGATCGTCGGCTCGTGCTCGTCGAACGACCCCGGCCCCGTGCACATCGGTTCCATCCGCTGGTCGTTCCGCGCCCGGTTGCGGCACGTCGGGCACTGGAACACGTAGACGCCTCGCTTCTCCGGCACGACACCCGCGATCGTGTCGAGCCGGAGAGCGAGCATCTCCATCCGTTCCAGAACGTCGCTCACGCGTACGTGTAGCCGTAGGCGCTGCCGCCGATGTCTGTGCTGTTCGCGAACCCCTGGAAGTAGTCGTTGTTGATCACGTTGATCCACGTGTTCTGCACGAACGGGACGTTCGCCGTGAGCGCCTGCGCGTCCGCGATCCGTTGCGCTGCCGTGTCTGCCGCCGTCGCGCCCTGCTGCAACGTGAACGTCCTCGCGGCCGTGACCGTCTCGATGATGTACGTGCGGACGATCCCGAACGTGCCTGCGCCAGCGACATTCTGGTAGCGCCATGTTGCGATGTTGGCAGCACCGTTCCCGAACAGCTTCGTCGAGATCAGCGTCGCCGGTGTATATGCGGCCATCCTTCTCCTCCTGTCAGTGTTTGCTTCGATGAACGGTACACGGGTACGGTGACGCCCTCACACGAGCGCCGGGTTGCAGTGGTTGATCGCGGGATACCGGGGCGGTGCCGCCACCGACACGAACTCCGTGAGCGTCTGCCCGAACGTAATGAACGAGTCGCCCGTCGCCCCGGCCGCTCCCGCGTAAACGAGCGTGCATGTTTGCGATGCCGCCATCGGCGCGTTCCCGGTCGCGAGGGCGCCGTACTGATCTTCGATGTAGGCGCGAATCCTGATGCGCTGCCCGTCCGTCAACGCGACCGAGTCGGCGTACAAGCGGCACTGCGATGTCTGCTCCGTTGTTGTCAGGACAAGCGGCTGCGAGTTGCCGAGGTTATTCGGGTTCACTTCCCCGGCCGCGAACACCGTGGCGCTGCTGCCGTCGCTGCCCACGACGGCCAGCTCGACCCATACGACGGCGTTCGCGCCGGTCGCGGACGACTTCGCCCGCAGCTTCACAAGGATCTTCCCGGACAGCGTGACGGCCTGAAGCTGCTTCGTGTACCACTCGATCGTGTTGCCGCCAGCCGACGACGTCCACTGGAGCGCCGCCGTCGGCCCCGCCGCCGTGTTCCGCACCACCGACACCGCACCCGCGCCGCGTGCCGTCCACGCTTCCTTCTCGTCGACGGAGGCACCGATCACGACGTCGCTCGCGGTGTCCGTCAGGAAGATCTGCGTTGTCGCGGGGTCGCCGCCCGTGTCGAACGTCAGGTTCTCGTTGAACTGGACGTACGTGTCGCCCGACGCCGCCGCCGTCGTGCCGTTGTAGTTCATCGTGCAAGTGAAAGAGCCGCCCATCGTGCCGACGTTCTTGATTCCCGTGAACACGACGAACCGGTCGCCGACCGCCATCGACGTTGACGTCGGCGTCGCCGTCCAGTTATTGACGGCGTCTACCGTTCCCAGCTCGACGCCCTTCGCTGATTCCACGATCAGCGTCATTACTCCCTGCTTGTCGCACTTGTAGACGCGAACATTGAACCCGGCGTTCGCGTTCATGCTCGACTCCAGCCCCCACAGATTGAACGTGATGGTGCCGCTGATCGTCGCTGCCGCCGACAGCGGATAGCTGATGTAGCAAGGCGTACCCGATGCGTTCGTCGCGATGCCCGCCGTGTCGCTCGCGACCGTTGTCGCTTGTGAACCGATGACTCCTGATCCTCGTGCGGTCGAAAGACCGGCTCTCGGCACGGTGCCCTCGTACCGGCTATTCCAGAACGCAAGGTCGGACTGCATCCCCGGCATCAGCCCTTCTGCTGCCGTGTCTGGACTCACGAGGTACATCGGGGTCGCCATCTACGCCGCCGTCCTTCGGTGCCAAGGCCGCCACGCACGGCGCTCGGCGTTCAAGTCGCTCGCGCCGGGCCACCCGTCGATTCGGAACCACGCCCGCTTCCACCACGGCGTCGCGAGCGTGTCAAACCGTTGCGCGTGATCACGCACGAGATGCCACAGCTGCCCGTCGCCCTCCTGGTTGAAGCGCAGCGACTCGACCTCGGCCGTCAGCGACGCCACCGTTGCTTCCAGTTCCGCGATCCGCTCGACGAGCGTCATCACGTCCTCGTGTACGTGATCATGACGCCGAGCAGCCTAACCGTCGCTGCCAGCGTGTCGCTGCCCGACGCCGGATCACGGCTCACCTTGAACTGCACAAGCTCTCCCGCGGCCGGTGTGCCGCCGAGCGTGATAGCAGCGGTCGCCGCCGAGATCGCGAGCTGGTTCGCGGTGCCGTTCAGGGCATCCGTGACCGTGACCTCGGTTCCCAACGCCTGATCTATCGTCTCGAAGTTTCCGTACGAGCGTCCGGCGCAGCCGAGCAGACAGTTATTCGTGCTCGTGCTGTTCGCCGTCCAGTAGAACGTCGCAGTCACCGTCCCGGCGTCCCAATCGGTCGGCATCGCGATCGTCGCCTGCGCATATAGCTTCGTCGCTCCGTCAGCGAAGTCGAGCACGTACACATCGACGTCGTTCGTGCCGGTGTCGACCTTCGCGTTCGCGGCCGCGCCGTTCGTCGTCGACGGCCACATGCCAGCCGCGCTCAGGAAGATCTGCCCTGTGACCTTCGGCCCCGTCGCGCCCGTGACACCCGTTGCCCCGGTCGCGCCCGTCGTGCCAGCACCCGTGGCCCCGGTCACGCCGGTAGCGCCCGTCACACCGGTAGCTCCCGTTGCTCCGGTGGTGCCTGCTCCGGTCGCTCCGGTCGGCCCGGTCGCACCCGCTTTGCCGTCGAAGCCGGGCAGACCCTCCGCACCCGTAGCGCCAGTTACACCCGTAGCGCCCGTAGCGCCAGCCCCGGTTGCCCCTGTGACGCCGGTCGCGCCTGTCGCGCCCGTCACTCCGGTCGCGCCCGTCACACCCGTAGCGCCGGTCGCTCCCGCTCCGGTCGCGCCGATCGTTCCATCCATGCCCGGCAGCCCCTCGGCACCGGTCGCGCCCGTCACACCCGTAGCGCCAGTAGCGCCAGTGACGCCCGTCGCGCCTGTTGCTCCGGTGACGCCGGTGGCTCCCGTCGCTCCGGTCACTCCCGTTGCTCCGGTGACGCCTGTGGCGCCCGTCGCGCCGGTCACACCGGTCGCGCCCTTGTCGCCCGTCTGACCTTCCAGGCCCGGCAGTCCTTCGGCGCCGGTCGCACCGGTAACTCCGGTCGCGCCCGTAGCACCGGTCACCCCTGTTGCTCCGGTCGCTCCCGTCACTCCCGTGGCGCCCGTCACTCCGGTCGCGCCCGTCGCGCCTGTAACTCCCGTGGCCCCTGTAGCTCCAGTGACGCCCGTCGCGCCTGTAACGCCGGTGGCCCCGGTCGCGCCAGTGACCCCGGTTGCGCCGGTGGCACCCGTAACGCCCGTTGCTCCGGTGACGCCTGTGGCGCCCGTCGCCCCTGCGCTGCCGTCCATCCCCGGCAGACCCTCCGCGCCTGTCGCCCCGGTAACGCCAGTCGCTCCGGTGACGCCGGTTGCGCCGGTCGCTCCCGTAACGCCTGTGGCGCCGGTGGCTCCCGTGACGCCCGTCGCTCCTGTAACGCCGGTCGCGCCGGTGGCGCCGGTGACGCCCGTTGCACCGGTGGCGCCTGTCACCCCGGTCGCTCCGGTCACACCGGTAGCGCCAGTGGCGCCCGTAACCCCGGTGGCGCCCTTGTCTCCTGTCTGTCCTTCCAGTCCGGGGAGTCCTTCAGCTCCCGTGGCGCCCGTCACACCCGTCGCTCCCGTGGCTCCAGTAACGCCGGTGGCTCCCGTCGCTCCAGTGACACCCGTGGCACCCGTAACTCCCGTCGCGCCGGTGGCTCCCGTCACGCCGGTCGCGCCTGTTGCTCCGGTCACGCCCGTTGCTCCCGTGACGCCCGTGGCCCCCGTCGCACCAGTAACCCCGGTTGCTCCCGTGGCCCCGGTCACTCCGGTCGCGCCCGTGACGCCGGTCGCGCCTGTGGCGCCATTCTGTCCATCGAGGCCGTGCAGTCCCTCGGCGCCCGTTGCCCCTGTTACGCCGGTGGCCCCGGTAGCGCCAGTGACACCGGTCGCCCCCGTTACCCCGGTTGCGCCGGTCGCCCCGGTGACGCCGGTGGCTCCCGTAACGCCTGTCGCTCCGGTGACGCCGGTTGCGCCGGTCGCTCCCGTGACCCCGGTTGCGCCGGTCGCCCCGGTGACGCCCGTAGCGCCCGTGGCTCCCTTGTCTCCCGTCTGACCCTCTAGACCGGGCAGCCCTTCGGCTCCGGTCGCACCGGTCACGCCGGTAGCTCCCGTAACGCCCGTAGCGCCTGTCGCACCCGTCACGCCGGTCGCGCCCGTGACACCCGTGGCCCCGGTGACGCCTGTCGCACCGGTAGCTCCGGTCACGCCTGTGGCTCCCGTGACGCCTGTTGCACCGGTTGCCCCGGTCACGCCCGTGGCTCCCGTTGCTCCTGCCTGTCCGTCGAGGCCGTGTAGTCCCTCGGCGCCGGTCGCGCCAGTGACGCCCGTCGCTCCCGTCGCACCGGTGACGCCGGTCGCGCCCGTAGCGCCCGTGACTCCCGTGGCGCCGGTGACTCCTGTGGCGCCGGTAGCGCCAGTGACACCCGTGGCGCCTGTGGCTCCAGTAACGCCGGTGGCCCCGGTGACGCCGGTGGCACCGGTCGCGCCCGTCACTCCGGTCGCCCCTGTGGCGCCGGTGACACCCGTCGCTCCGGTCGTGCCTGTGGCTCCGGTGGCGCCCGCGCTCCCATCGAGTCCAGGCAGCCCCTCCGCGCCCGTCGCGCCGGTGGCTCCCGTAACGCCTGTTGCGCCCGTTGCTCCGGTCACGCCCGTTGCTCCTGTCGCCCCTGTGACGCCCGTCGCGCCGGTAGCCCCGGTCACGCCGGTGGCTCCGGTCACGCCTGTCGCGCCTGTCGCGCCTGTGACACCCGTTGCGCCTGTCGCTCCCGTCACGCCGGTTGCACCCGTGACGCCTGTTGCTCCGGTCGCTCCTGTCGTGCCTGCTGCTCCGGTCGCTCCGGCCTGTCCGTCGAGGCCGTCGAGGCCTGCCGCGCCGGTCGCCCCTGTCGTGCCGGTCGCACCGGTGGCGCCCGTAACTCCTGTCGCTCCGGTCGCGCCTGTCGTGCCCGTGGCACCGGTCACGCCGGTCGCTCCGGTTGCGCCCGTCACGCCCGTTGCCCCGGTGGCACCCGTGACCCCTGTTGCGCCCGTGACCCCGGTGGCACCGGTAGCGCCCGTCACGCCCGTGGCGCCTGTCGATCCAGTGACGCCGGTGGCACCCGTAGCTCCTGTGACGCCGGTAGCGCCCTTCTGTCCGTCCAGCCCGGGCAGCCCTTCGGCGCCCGTCGCACCGGTGACACCTGTCGCTCCCGTGCTGCCCGTGACGCCCGTCGCACCCGTGACGCCGGTGGCTCCGGTAGCGCCCGTCACGCCCGTAGCGCCTGTCGCTCCCGTCACTCCGGTCGCGCCCGTCGCACCAGTCACTCCCGTCGCCCCGGTCACGCCGGTCGCTCCTGTGGCGCCCACCGGGCCGGTCGCGCCTCCTCCCGGGCCAGTGAATCCCTGCTGCCCGTCGAGGCCGTCGAGTCCAGCCGCGCCTGTCGCTCCGGTGGTGCCCACGCCCGTCGCTCCCGTAACGCCTGTCGCGCCCGTGACCCCTGTTGCGCCCGTGACGCCGGTTGCGCCCGTGCTGCCCGTCACGCCGGTCGCGCCAGTGCTGCCCGTCACGCCGGTTGCTCCAGTAGCCCCGGTCACTCCTGTTGCCCCGGTCACTCCCGTGGCGCCTGTCGCTCCTGTTGTGCCGGTGGCGCCGGTCGATCCTGCTGCGCCGGTCGCGCCCTTCTGGCCGTCCAGTCCGTCGACGCCCGCAGCTCCGGTAGCGCCTGTCGTGCCCGTGGCCCCCGTCGATCCAGTGACTCCCGTTGCGCCCGTCGCGCCGGTCACCCCGGTTGCGCCCGTTGTGCCTGTCGCGCCGGTGGCGCCCGTAACGCCCGTAGAGCCGGTCGCGCCCGTAGACCCTGTGACGCCTGTAGCGCCCGTGGCGCCCGTCGTGCCCGCCCCTGTCGCTCCCGTCGTCCCTGTAGCTCCTGTGGCTCCCTGCGCTCCTGTAGCGCCCGTAGAGCCTGCGCCGGTCGCTCCCGTCGTACCGGTCGCGCCTGCGACGCCTGACGCTCCAGTGGCTCCCTGCGTGCCCGTGGCGCCCGTCACACCGGTAGCGCCTGTCGCTCCTGCGGCCCCGGTCGCGCCCGCGCCTCCTGCGGCGCCCGTCGCCCCCGTGGCTCCCGCCGTGCCCGTCGGGCCGGTCGCCCCGGTGGCTCCGGCTGCGCCGGTCGCGCCCGTCGGCCCCGTCGCGCCGTTGCCACCCGGGCGCGGCTCCCACTTGTCCGTCGCCTGAATGTACGTGAGCCGATCCTGATCGACCGGCGGCGTGCTCGTCGTGTCTACGTCACGGAGCTGACGGAGACGCTGGAACAGGCGGTTAGCCGACATCACTCACCGCCTGTCCCATGCTCATCGTCTCCTCGTGTTGTGCCCTCGCGCGTTGCCCCTTCCGGGGAAAGAACTAGGAACCAGACGCTGCGTTCTGCCAGCCGCACACGCCGACCGGCGGATCGTCCGTCGTCAGCCAGTAGCCGCCCCGGCGAATGTCGACGCCCGGGCCGTCACCGTACGGCCCCTGCCCCCACGCCGTGTTCGACCGGGAGAAGCCGTTGAGGACGGACGGGCCGAGGTTCAGCCCGTACGTCTGGTCGCCGATCTGCCAGCTCGTGCTCGGGTACACGTGATGCCACCACGGCCACGTGTTGTCCTGCGCGTCGTCGATCCAGTGCTTCGTCCAGAACTCAAACGCGAGCGAGTCGTAGTCGCTGCCGCACGAAAGCTCGTCCGGCCACGCTACGCCGATCACGTCGGCTCCGTCCTCGATCGGTGTTGCCCCGAGCATCAGCGACACGAGCGCCGGTTCGACGGCGCCGCGTGACAGCGCGAACAGCCATCGCTTCAGCTTGTCCTTGCCGCGGTACGAACCGAACGAGCAGTCGCAGCCGCCCGGCAGCTCGCTTGTCGCTCCGGCCTCGATGTCGGGATTGACTCCGACCTCGATCACCTTGTCGCTGACGTACATGTTGTCGTCGGCGGCCACGACGTTGCCCTGAGCGTCGAGCAGGGTGACGCGCATGGCGCAGATCTGTAGAGAGTTACCGCACTCCATGTGCTTCTCCTCCTCGTGCTCTCGTGGTTACGTGCATGGTCAAACCGACCTATCGATCAGGACGGCCGCTTGCAGCGACACGTCCCAATTGACGAGGTACGTGCGCTCGGCGTACTCCGTCACTTCGTTCGTGTGACGGTCGAGCGCTTCCGACAGCGTGCTCGGGATGATCTCGTCGGCGTCGCGGCGAACGACGATCTGGCCGGACGCGAACGCCCATCCCTGATCCGCTCCCGCTGCCGCCTCGCCGTCCGGCTGCGCTCCCGTGTATCCGCCGCCGACAGCGACGGGCGTTCCGAGTGTCGTGCGGAGGACGTTGCCGTCCTTCGCGATCAGCGACCACTGCGCCCACGCGGTCGCGGTCGCCGGGTCGGCGTGAATGACTCCGGCCTGCGCCGTGTCACCGATCGCCTTCTCCAGCAAAGCTAGCCCTTCGACGGCCGAGACTGCTGCTCCGGCCGCCAGCACATCGGCGTTGCTGTCCGCGAGAAACGGGTTGAGCGGCTGCCACACGCCTTGCGACAGCTCCCGCTCGATCGCCCATCCCTCCTTCGCCTCAAACGCAGCGAGCGCCCTCTGGCGAAACTCGGGATCCTCGACGCCCATGCTGAACGCCGAGCACGTGACCGGCAGCACCACCGTTACCGGCCCGAACGTCGGCGACACGATCCCGCTCCCCGTGTCCTTCACCGCGTCGGACTGGCCGCCGCTGAGGCAGCCAGCCCATCCGAAGGGAAGGTCGTCGGAGTAGCCGCGGAACGTGCCGCCGTTCATCCAGTGCGGGTCGGCCTGCGGTGGCAGCACCGCTGCCACGTCAAGCAGCCCGAACCTCGGCCGAACGGGAGGAGGCCCGTCGAGCGCTACCGACGATCCTAGTGTGGCTTCGCTCATGTTCTAGGCCTCCTTCCGTTCGGGTTCGGGTCGGGTTGTCGTGCTTAGCAGCTGAACGCCGTTGCCGGTGCGGCGGTGGCGCCGTTCGGGCAGACGGTCGAGATGATCTTCAGCGACTCGATGCCGACGGCCGCGAGGCCGAGGAACCGCTCGTAGAAGACCTCGAAGTCGTTCGTCGAGTTGAGGTCGCTGTCTCGGACGAGGCCGATGTCGAGTCGGCCCATGTCGAGGACGCCGAACATGCCCTCGTGGAACAGGTACCACGCGACGGTCGTGAAGAACTCACCGAGGTTCGTCGTCTCGCCGCCGTAGACCTGCGTGGTCGTGCCGTCCTGATCCATGTACCAGGAGATGTTGACGCCTGCCCGCGACAGGAACGCCTCAACGGCCGCGACGGCCGCCTCGGGCGTGAGCCGCGAGTCCTGATTGTGGGCGAGGTCGGCCGCGATCAGCTCGCGTGTCCAGGCCGGGAACATCGCGCGGAGCCTGACGTTCGGCTCCATGCGGTGACGGCTCCGGTACCGTGCTGCGCCCTTCAGGATGCCCTGGATGAGCGTGCTGTAGGCACCATACTTCGCCTCGTCCGCGAGCACCGTGGACGCGAGCGTCATCGCCGCAAGCAGCTCCGTCTCGGAGGCCTGTGCCGACGCGACCGTGAGAAGGTCGGTGACGTTCCCGACGCGCTCCGGCCATGCCCTCGCGTTCATGTTGCCGTGCTTCACGCACGCCGCGATCGCCTCGACCTCGGCCGACTGGAACGGGTCGCAGTCGATCACGACGCAGTTCTTAATGCTGTCGCTCCCGCCTGCCTCGTCCTGCGCGGCCGTGACGATCGTGATGCCGTCCGTTACGTCGCTGATCCCGAGGGGAGTCGGGAACTGGATGCCTCCGCGCGGCGCCCCGAACGTCGGGAGCGCATCCTCGACCGGCGTTGCCGCCGACGAGATGAACGGGAGGTCGTAGCGTGCCGGGTACGGGGCGCAGAAGCCGCCCGACGCGAGCACCGCTTCCGGTGACGTGATCGCCTTGATCTTGCGGTCGTTCTCGTTCGGGTCGTCCGTGAGCGTCCGCTCCGGCGGGAAGTCGAAGTGAGCCGACGCGAGCACGACCTTGTCGCGGCCACCCGACGGGCGACCGACGGTGCGCTGCGCCTCGCCGAACAGCACCGCGAGCTGCGCCCGGTCGAGCTTCACGCCCGGCCGAATCAGGCTCTCAAAGCCAGCCGACGCGAGCAGGGCTGCCGGTGCCGCTTCCTTGCCGACGGTGATGCGCGGCCGGTGCGTTGCCGGAACGGCCGGGCGGCGAGGCACGACCGTTGCGCTCGCCGTCACTGCCTCGGCCTCCGCGACCACTTCTGCGGCGTCCTCGACGGAAGCCTCGGCCTCCGGCTCGTCGTCCTTCTCCGCGTCCGCGTCGTCGTCCTCGGCGGCTGCGTCCGCGGCCGCCAGTGCCTCGGCTGCCTCGGCGTCCTCGGCCACGTCCTCCAGGCCGAACTTCGCGGCCAGATCCGTGACGCTGCCGTTGTACGCCTCCTCGCCCTCGGCGATGCTCGCGAGTGCAGCGCGGATGCGCTCCAGCTCGACGACGCCGTTCGTCATCTGCTCGATGACGGACTCGCCGGGCGTGAACTCGTCCGTGCCCGGCTCACCGAGCAGCGTGCGGTCGTCCGCGGCGATGCGCCGGGCGACGTCCTTGAACTCGCTCTCCAGGGCGCTGAGGGCGTCCTTGTCGAGCGTCGAAAGGTCTTCGGGTGCCACGGGGAACAGTGGCGCGAGCTGCTTCTTCATCGGTCAGTCCTCCAGCGAGTCGTGGTTCGGATCTATGGCTCGCCGCGGTCTATGACCTCCGGCTCGCGCTGCCCGCCTATGGCGGTTCCGCGCTGACTTCGTTGTACCAGCTCCGGGTGACGTGTCGCCGTGTTCATCCCACGAGAAAGGGCGCCGTCTCCGGCGCCCTCGTCTCGGTCAGCCACCCCGACCCCGGCGAATGCGCCGGGAGGGACGGACATAGCCTCGTGCGGAGTCGAACCGCCATACCCGGTCGAGGCATCGGGCCGCGTGCCCGGCTAGCTCTTTGCGATCTCGGCGCTCCCGAGGAAGAAGGTCGGGCCAGTGTACTCGGCGCCGTCGAGCCAGCGGCGGCCTGTCCATGAGCGGAAGATGTAGGCGGTGACGCTGACGCGGCGGCTGTTGACCTCGGCCTCGTAGGCGTGGTCGCCGCACGTCGGGCACGTCGCCTCGTCTGTCGTGAGCGCGTGGCAATGGTCGAACGCGGGCTGCGGTGCGTTGCAGGTCACGGTATTCGTCTTCATCGTGTCTCCTCCTCGGGAGTCGCGGTGGGCTGATAGGTGAATCATGCCTGCTCCCGCCACGCTTGTCAAGTATTTATCTGCTGCCCTGTCCAGACGGCGGCGGTGCGGAGCCGGTTGCGCCCACTCATGTGCCGTCGGCGCACGAGCGACGGGTTGTCGTCCGGGTGCTGGAACAGGCACGGCACCGTCACGATCGCGGGCTGCCGGTGCCGCATGAAACGGCCGACGTGGCTGTCGTCGTCGCGGTGCTCCGGGTCGACGTTCTCGTCCGCCCACGCGGCGAGCTCTTTCGCCATCTCGGCGGGCCATGCCGTCGCGACGGTCGGCGTGAAGTCGCCCGGTTGGATCTCCACGTACTGCTCTCCGGCCTCGTGCGCCCTCCTCGCGACGCGCGCCGTCCGTATCGGGTGTCCGGCCAGGAAGAAGCAGACGGCGCGTCCAGGGTGCTCTGAGAGCGCCGCCGGGATTCGCTCGTGCAGCTGGTCGCCCGGGATCGCGTCGTCCTGCACGACGAGCAGCCACGCTGCGTCGTGCGCTCTTGTCAGGCACTCGCGGTAGGTGCGCCACGCGGACGGCCTGCCGTCGGGCCTCGGATCGGTGACGACCTCGACGGGTAGCCCTGCGAGTCCGGGGAGCAGCCTGTCGAGCAGCGGCGCCCTGCTCGGGTGATGCTGCACCCGGATCAGAAAGTCGGGAGCGGCCGCCCGGATGCCTCCGGGCTGACGCCGCCCCCCTGTTGTCACCGTGCGATCTCAGCTAGTGCGGGGAGTCCGCCCTCTGCACGGGCAGCGAGAACCCTCATGCGGATCGCATCGGTGGCATCGCCCTCGTTGACGAGGACGAACCCTGCGGCCAGCACCGTGCCGACCTCGTCGCTGTCGTCGCCCGACGCGAGCACAACCGCTTGCGGCCTCGGGATCGTGAACCCCGGGAGGTTGCACGTCAGGATGCCCGTCAGCTCGTGCTTCCCCTGCACGGGCCGCCAGTCGCCGGACAGGTTCGCGGCCTTGAACGCCCGGCGCTTCTCGTCGCTCAGATCCGGGCGGATCGCCCCCGAGAACCAATACCCGAACTCGTCCATGCCGACGACGACGTCCGCGACCGCGAGGCCCGTGTCGTCGTAGCGACGCCGTGCTGCCTGCGCTGTCAGAGCGACGTCACCGTGATCGGTGTCCATCACGATCGTGCCGACCGCGATGTCGTCGCCCTCCGCCGTCGTGAGGCTGCCCTGCATGAACATCGACAGATCGTTCACTCGTGGCGGCTGCAAGCATCCGCCCTTACCGACGTGGCAGCTGTTCCACCCTGCGAAGTGACCGTAGACGTGTCCTTCGTCCGTGACCGTCTTCGGCGTCAGCCCCGTGAACGTCGGCCGCTTGAACCAGTCGAGCGGCGGGTGCAGCGGAGCGTGTCCTGCTGCGCTCGCGGTGATGACGTCGGGCGGTGACGCTGCCAGCCGGATCGGCGCCCACAGCTTGCAGCTCATCTGCCGGTCGCCATCCGCGCTCGCCGTCACGACCGCGATGCGTGCGTCCGCGAACGCCGGAGTCGGGCACACCGTGGCCGCCATGATCTCGGCCTCCAGAATCGCGTACTCCAGCTCTCCGAAGAACGCGCGCTCCCAATCGGCCTCGCTCATCTCCTCCGGGTCGAGGATCTCGCCGGTGTCCGGGTCGCGGAACGCCCACTCGCTGATCGCGAGGTCGACGCTGACGCCGCGCAGCGTCTCGTCGTCAACCATGCGAGCGATGTCGGCGCCGTTCTCGCCGCCGTCATCGAAGACGCCGTACGCACGGATCGCCGCGACACCCGACGGCAGCTTCCCGCCGTCCATATCCTTCGACGTGTCGCGCAAGAACGAGTCCATCCGGCCCGCGACGAACGCCCCGTCGTGACCGTCCGCCGTGACCGTCTGCGCCATCAGCGTCAGCGGCGGCGTCCTCCAGCTCAGGCCTTCCGTCTTGCCGCCGCGGTAGGCGGTGCCCGCCGGAGCGATGAACCGGCCGTCGCCCGTTGCGGTGCCCTCAAACGCAACGTCCGACACCCACGGCGTGCCCGTCGGCGCCTCGGCCTCTACGACCGCCAGCTCCTGCGTCGTGCCGCGCGTCACCGTGAACGCCCCTGCTCCGTTCCCTGCCGTGCCGAACGTGCCTGATGCGTGCCCGACGATCTCGCCGTTCGCGAGGATCGGGATGCGGACTTCCGGCGCACCGGCGGTCAGCTCCATGTTGACTGAACCCTTCATCGTTCCCTCCTCCTCGTGCGTAGCGGACGCCGTGACGGCGGCCTCGTCGTAGATCACGGTACAGCGGCAGTTGATGACTTCCTCGTCGCTGCCGCTCGGGTCGCCCGGGTAGTCCAGCAGCTCGCCGCCCACGTCGAACTGACCGTCCATCGGAACCGTCTGCCCGTCGGCCTCCACGTGCGTCTCGCGGGTGCGGTCGTCCGGCGTCGCCAGCCACGTCTTCGTGCTGCCGGGCGGCATGACCTCGCGGGCCGCGACGATGCTGCCGCCGTTCGCCAGTCCGATCAGATCGGTGCGGGCCAGCGCCTCCGCGGTGTACCCGGCGATGCCGTAGACGCCCGCCTGGATCTCGGCTGCCGTCTCCGGCACCGTCCACCCCTGCGCGCTCGCTGTCTCGATCGTCTTCCGCAGCGAGTCGGCCATGCTCTTGTCGAGATCGCGTGCCCGGATGCCGATGTGATCGAGCAACGCCGGGACGAGCAACGGTGCCACGTCGAACGACACGCCCGCGCTCGTCAGCACCCCTTCGACCATCCGCTCGACCGCGCTCCGGCGCAACCTTGCGGTGTCGCGCTTCACGTCCGCGGCCAGCTCGGCCGGGTCGTACAGCTCGTCCTCCCGGGCTGCCGCGAGCACCGCGTCGCCGCTCGCCGTCAGGTACGCGGCCTTCGCCTTCCGGCCGAACCGGCGCAGCACCTTCGCGTACGCCGCCGCCAGCGGTTCCGTCAGCTCCGCGAGAATCGCGTCGCGCGCCTCCTCGACCGCCGCATTCAGCTCGGCTCCCGTCATCGTGCGCTCCTGCTCAGAACCGCGCGGATCGCCGCCTGCGGGAACGGCGCCGGGTCGGCGTCGAACAGCGTGCGGGCCGCGTGATCCTCAACGAGCTTCGCGAGCGCGTCCGACAGCGTGCCGCTGACGCCGATGCGCTCCGCGACGAGCGAGAACAGCGGCTCCTTCGACGAGACGAGCGCCGCCGCCGAAGCCGCTCCCAGGTCGGCGCACGTCTCCATGCCGAGCGCCGCCGCGACCCTGCTGTTCGCCAGTCCGTCGATCGTCTCCTTGCACGGCGGGCAGGCGTTCGCCTTCCCACGCAGCTTCGCCCCGGCGCCCTCGCGGTGCCGTAGGACAGCCAGCTCGGCAGCCCCGACGAGCGCCGCGACCGTCGCGTCACCACCGGCGTCGCCCTCGCCTGCCGCGGGCGTGTCGGCGGGCGGCGGCCCCGCCTCCGCATCCGTTCCTCCCGCCGGTGCCAGTGCTGCGCTCGGGTCGGTCGGCGTCTTCCCGAGGAACCGCAGCATCATCTCGATCTCGGCTTCGTCCTTCGGCGCCGCCTCGTCCGGCCAGCCCATCGCCTCACGGTACGCCTCGTATCCGATCGCTCCCGCCGCGAGCGCGTCCTTCGCGTCGTCGCCCCTGTCCGGGTTCGTCAGGATCTCGCTCGCGTCGAACGCATACACGTACTTCTCCGGGTCAGCGATGCCCTCCGCGACCAGCGTCGGCCGGAAGTACGCGGCCGTGATGTCGTCAACGTACTGGCGGGCTACCGGCTCCGCGTGCCGCCATGCGTCCCGCTCGATCTGCCAGCCGCCCCAATGGTTGACGCCGCCGGTGCCCGTCAGGATCTCCATCGGCATATCGAGGCCGATACCGAGCCGAGCGATCGTCTGCTCCCTGAGTGCGTTCTCGGGGAACGCCTCGTCCGTGTCGCGGAGCTTGATGTGCTTGATCTTGTCGCCCGCTTCGGCCGGGCCGCGCACGAGCAGCGGTGCGACGCTGCCTGCGCTGCCCTGATCCTCGATCGGCGCCAGGATCGCCTTGATCAGCTCCGTCAGGAACGGGTCTTCGGCCGGGTTCTCCGCGCCCACGACGGGCCTCGGCCCCGGCAGCGTGATCTCGTTCGGGATGAACAGGACGCCGTTGCCCGCGAGCCGCGAGATGCTGCGTGCTCGGATGACGAGCGTGAGGATCGCCAGCTCCTCGCACAAGTCGAGGACGGCGCGCATCGGTGCGTCCGCGAGCGCCGAATACATCGCGTCGCGCTGCCAGATCCGGTAGACGCGGCTGCCGTCCGGCAGCGGCTCGCCCATCGACGACTGGCCGCCCGCCGGGAACCGCATGAACGTGCGGCCGCTCATATCGCCGCGCAGCTCGGCCGTCGACAGCATCTCCCATCCCTCCGGCACCGTGTCGCCGCCGACCTCGTGCTCCGGCTGATTCGTCAGCAGAGCTTCGCCGGTGCAGAACATCAGGCGGCCGTACTGCGTCGTCAGCCCTTGCGTGCCGCCGCCCGGGTCGCGGATGCGGCTCGCGATCTCCTTCACCCGTTCGTCCTCCGTCTCGACGATCTTGCCGTCCGGCTGAATCTCACCGGCGTAGAACCGCAGCCGCCGCAGCGGCCTCGCGTAGAAGTCGGACGCGTAGCGGATCTCGCCGAGCCGGTGCCGGTAGCCGAGCGCTTCCAGCTGCCACGGCTGCGCGACACGACGCAGCTCCTCGGCCGCGTTCTCGCTGTCCGTGATCTCGACGGCCGACCCGAGGATCGCCGCCTTCAACGACACGCGGAACCGCGGGTCGTTCGGGTTGAAGACGATCGTCTCGACGTTCTTCCGTCTGCGACCGAACAGGTCGTCGAACAGCCCCACTAGCGTGCCTGCTGCATTCGCGCCCGGCGTGCGTCCTCGTCAGCCTGCCGTTGCGCTCGCGCCTCGGCCCGCTTCGCCCTCGCGTCTGCCTGCTGCGCCTCGCGCTCCGCGCGCCGCTTCGCGCATCCACTGCAAGCCATGCCGTCCTCCTCGTGTCTCGGGGTACGAGTCAGATGGTAGGCGGAATGGGTGACGTGCGCCACGAGAGAGGGCGCCTGCGCGGGCGCCCTCTCTCTCGTCGGCCGTGCCCTCGGGGGAGGAGGGCTATCGGGCCGCCGCTTCCCGCAGCGCCTCGTCGGCGGCGAGAAGATCGTCCCAGCTCAGGCCGCAAGTGTCGCAGCGCCACCGGTCGATGATCGTGCCGATCTTGCAGTCCGGGCAGCGGACGTCGTCGTCGGCCGGTGCCGCGTACTCGTCGCCCTGCGGCTCCGGGTTGTAGTCCGGCCCATCCGTAAAGTCGTAGCTCATCGTTGCCTCTCGATCCGCCGTAACGTCGTTACGACCTCGACGTCACCGGCGACGCGAGCCGCGAACGAGATGACCCAGCCCTTGTCCTGCGACGGGTGCATCACGAAACGCTGCCCGAGCGGCATCAGGCCGCCTCCTCCATGCCGGTGCCGCTCGATGACGTAGAAGCCTCGCGGTCGTTCGTCGTACACGAGGCCTCGGCTCATCGCGTCCCTCACGTCCGCCGCGATAGACGCAGCTACCGTCGCGTCGTCCTTCCCGTCGTAGCTCTTAAAGCGCGCGCGGGCCTGCTCGACGGCGTGAGGCATGACGTGGACGTTGCCGTCGATCGGTGTCGGCCCGATCTGCCCCATCACTCCTCCTCTCCAGGCGCCGTGATCTCGATGGCGAACAGCGGCTCTAGCTGATCCATGAGCGCGGCCGTCGCGACGAGGACGCTGTCCTCGCCGCCTTGCGGGCCGACGGTCGCCCACCTGACGAGGCCCGCCTCGACGCACGCGGCTGTCGCCTGCTGATGACGCAGCGACCACTCCGTATGTCGTCTCGGCGTGAAGCGCATCTCGACCTCGGCGCCTCCTCCGCTGTCGACGGTGATGCGCGCCGCCGTCGCCATCTCGTCGTCCGCGGCGTTGATCGTGACCGCGCTGATGTACGTCCTCACTTGCCTCTCCTTCTCTCTCCGCGCTCGCTCCATCATCCTGCGGTGCGTCGCGCAGTACCGGTGGATTGTCGCGCCTGACGGCAGCGTCGCGACCTTGTTGCCGCACGCGCTGCCGTCCCTGTTCGTCGCCGCGCAGTAGGCATACCCGCGTCTCCAGCTCCTCGGCATCACAGCCCCCATTCGATGTCGTCGCGCTCGTCGATGAGCGCGTTCAGTGTGTCGAGGTTCGCAAGGTACTCGTCCTCCAGCGCCGTCGCCGGGTCAGGCATCGCGACACCGTAGACGGCCTCGTACGCCTCCTCCCGCGAGCAGCTTCCCCACCGCATCAGGTCGTCGACCTCCGTGTCCATCCACGGCTCGTGCTCCGTGACGGACAGGAGGTTGCCCTGCACCGGCGGGAGCGCCTTCGCCTGCGTCGCCTTCGGCGTCGTCGGCGTGCCCGCCTTCCGGCCCTTGCCCTTGCGGCCCTTGCTCGTGTAGCGCGTCGGCTTCGCCCACTTCCTCGCCTCCGGCCGCGTCAGCGCCTCGCTCGTGACCTTGCCGTTCACTCGGAGCATCGTGCGCTCGGCCAGCACGATCCACGTGCCGTCCGTCGGCCGGTTCGGCCTGCGGCCGTACGCGAACTTCCAGGCCCGCTCGATCGCCCGCCGCTCGCTCGCCCACACGATCGTCGTGTCGGTCACGAGGACGTGCATCGGGTAGCCGTTCGTGCGGGCCAGGATGACCTCGGTCGGGAAGTCGGCGTGGACGATCGCGGTGGCCGCGCCGCCGTCGAGCTGCGACAGCGCCTTGTTCGCGTTCGCCCATCCGAGCCGGTCGATGAGCGCCGGGATCACGATGCTGTCGACCTCGGCCGTCCGCTCCATCGAGTAGCGGGCGAACAGCTCGCGGTCGTTGTAGATCGTGCCGTTGTGGATCGCGGCCGCCCGTCCTGCCGTCACCGGGTGCGCGTTGTTCGGGTCGTCGGCGCGGCCGCGTGTCGCGAACCGGGTGTGAAGCAGCACCGTCCGCGCGTCCGGCGCGAACCGGTTGCGGACGAGCACGAACAGCGCCGCCGCCTCCGTCACCTTCTGCGTCTGCGTGCTGCCGTCGTCCTTCATCGCGAGGAAGCCGGTCGCGTCGCTGCCGCGATGGCTGATTCCAAGCAGGAGGCCGTCGGCCAGCTTGCCGAGCCTCGGTACGGGCTGGTCGCCCCTACGGTGAATGCCTGCGATGCCACACATCTCGTCTCCTCCTCGGGAGTCGGTTTACGTTGTCCCGTCAATCATGCCTGCGCCCGGCGCCCCTGTCAAATAGTTATCGGTTCGCTGTCGTCTCGGAAGAAGAGCGCCGCCCGTACGCCACAGTCGTCGGAGTGCCCTAGTCGCTGCTCGCCTCCGCACTCGGGGCACGTCTGCTGTCCGATCCACTGACTGCCGTTCCACTCGGCCTCGACCAGCGCCTCGTACGCCGTCCTCGCCCACGCCGCGAGCGCCGGTGCCAACGCGACCAGCTCCTCCCGGCACTCCTGCCTCGTCGCTGCGTGGCGGCGCCCGTCGCGCTCGATCTTCGCGACCCGCTCGACGTGCTCGATCAGCTCGTCCGCGTTCACGGCTTCAGTGTGCCGCCGGTGCACACGAGGTCGGCGTTCCCGAAGCGTCGGCGTGCGAGGTCGAACGCGAACGCGAGCGTCGGGCTGTAGAACGTCTTGCCGTTGATGCGCCAGTAGCGCCACGTGCTGGTCATAGCTCCTCCTCCGGCATGAACGTGCCGTCGATGATGACGCCCACCACAACGTCGGGATCGGTGTCGAGCGCCTGCTCGCAGCCGGGGCACGCGATCGTGCCTGCCTTCGCGGTGAAGATGTTGCAGTCGGGGCAGCGGCGGCCGTCCTCCCCGACGATCGTGTTGCCGCACCGGCTGCACTCGTACACCGGCTGGTCGAACGCCTCGCCGTCGTCCACGTGGTCGCACTCGGGGCACTTGTAACGCTCGACGCGCTCCGTCTCGGCCGTGACCTTAGCCCGGCGTGCCTTGCGGGCCGCCTTCGCCTCAGCGGCCCGCTCCGCGCTCCGCGCGTCCATGGCCGCCTTCGTCACTTGCCACCGTTCGTCGGCCAGCCGCTCGGCCTCGGCGTTCTCGTCGGCCAGCATCCGGTAGAGGTATACGCCGATCGCCTCGGCCTTCTCCCACTCCCCGATCGAGTTGCCGAGGCCCGACCCGCTCTTGTTCGTCTTGCCGCGCCAGATCGTGACCTCGTACCTCGGCGGCTGCCCGTCCCACGAGTCGTGAGACGTGCGAACCTCGACGCCGAAGCTGTCCGTCTCGGCTCCCAGGTGCAGCTCGCGGCGGCCGTTCGGCCACTTCTCTTCTCGGCGGATCACGACTGCTCCAGCAGGTCGCGCATGTCGCCGCCCGCCTCCAGGTACTCGTGCATGATCGCGTCGCGTCCGGCGTCGCTCGCCTCGGTGTGGAATCGGCCCGCGATCCACGCGAGGTCGACGCCGTCGTCCTTCGGCTCGTCGTCGATCGTGACCAGCTTCGCGTGCGCCAGCTCAGCGAAGAACGTCTCCGCGTCCACGTCCGGGTCGATCTCCGTCCGCGACCAGCGCCACGCGCGCTTCGCCATCGCCGTGCGGAACCCCTCCGGCGTGTAGTACCGCCACTGCGTCTCCCGCACCAGCTCCTCCAGCGCCTCCCACGTGCTCGCGCTGTCCTGCTGTCCGTTGCTCCAAGTGATCGTCGGCATCTCGTCTCCTCCTGTCCTGCGGCCGCCTAGACGGCGACCGCTCCGAACTCCACCGCTCGTCCCAGGAGGAACGTGCGGGCCGTCTCGTCGCGCACGGGCCGAAGGTGTCCACGCGCGAGGGGTCATCCGACGCGCTCGACCTTCGTGATCTTGGTGCACGTCACGTACTTGCCGCCGACGCCTTCGATCGTCGCCACGACGATCATCCCGCGTGCCGCCTCGGCGTTGTCGGCGACGACGAACTCGACGTGCTTCTTGGCCTTCGAGCACTGATATGAGACTGCGTATTGGGGCATCTCGTCTCCTCCTCGGGAGTCGGTGTTTGGCTGACTTCTTAATCATGCCTGCTCGTCCGAGCGTTGTCAAGTATTTATCTGGCCGATGTTCGGGCCTACTGTTTTAGGGCGTGCGCGGCCGCTCCGACCGCCGCGCTCAAAGCGAACGGCGTGGAGCACGCGAGCGTCGCGTCGGGCCACCACCACCACGTCGCCCAGAGGGCGCCGCCGATCCAGAAGCCGAGGCACCACGGGCACGCGATGAACTCGTCCGTCTGCGGCCACCGTTCCACGAATCGGTCGCGCTGCCGGTCGAGGATCGTGTCGTCCGCGAGCAGCTTCCACAGACGGAACGCTGCCGCGGCCAGCACCACCATCGCCCACGGCCCCGGCGTGCTCATACTCCCGGCGCCGGGTCGAGGATCAGTGACGGGTCGGCGTACGGGTTGTCGACGTGGAACCAGCGGCGGAAGTGAGCGCGGATCGCGTCGTCGTCTGCTCCGGCGAACATGCGCCAGTGGCCGCCCGTGCTCTCCGGCATATCGGTCGCCGCGTACGCCGCCTCGCCGTTGCGGATCTTGCGGACGTACTGCTCCTCGTCGCGCCACGAGAAGTGACGGACGATCAGCCCGGGCACGGTCAGGCCGCGGCCGTCGAACGTCGCGCCGTGGTTGCCCATATGGATCTGCAAGTCGGGCGTCAGTCGCGCGCACACCTTCGGCAGCGCCCCGTGCGACCGCTGCCGCCACTCGATACGGCGGAACGGGTTGCTCTCCTCCGCGTCGTCGAGCGCTGTCGGCAGATGGTTGAACAGCGCGCCCGTCACGATCCGCACGTCGGGTGCGGTGCCGTCGAGATAGTCGCTGATCGTGCGGCCGTCGGGCGCGTACCAGAACTCGTCGGCGTCGCACGGCAGCACCCACTCGTGCCCTGCTCGGAGCGCCGCCTGCGCCAGCGCTGTCGTCTTCCGATCCTGCCAGTAGCCGACCTCAGCGTCGCGAACGACAAGGGTGACGGCCGGGTTCGACGCGACGGCCTCGTAGGTGCCGTCCGTCGACCCGTTGTCCGAAACGATGATCGCGTCGACCTGTTCGGCAAGCTGCCTGATCGTGTAGTCGATGATGTCGGCCTCGTCCTTCACGAGCATGACGGCGCAGACGCTCACACGCCCCTCCCGAACGGCAGATGCAGCTTCGGGACAACGATGTCGGCGGCCTGCTCCTTCGGCCCCGGCTCCGCGGTCAGCTCGGCCGCGATCCGGTGCCGTGCGTCTTCACCCAACGCGAGCCGGATCGCCCGGCGCGTCTCCGGGTGAACGGCGACGATGACGAACCTCTCCGCTGTCACCGGTGTGCCGTCGTCGTTCAACCTCGGTGAGCCGTCCGCGTTCGCGATCGGCACCGTCTCCTTCTCGACGTTGATGTTGTACCGCTCCCATCGCTCCTCGGTGTAGATCATCTCAGTAGCCCTTCCCTGTTCGTTGTCCAGTGTGCTCGACCCACGGTTCTCCGTTCCCCCATGCGCCGAACGTGAATGCTTGCGCCCGCAGCTCGGCGCCCATCTTGCCCTCGCACTCCGGCCCCGGAGGGAACGCCCGACTCAGCATGAACTCGCGCGTCATCAGGTTCGGCGTCGTCGTGAAGTACGCCGTATGTTCCAGCCACCGGCCCCGGTCGAGGAACACGTCGCCGCGTGCCCGGTGATTGCCGATCACGCCGCCGTTGCCGTGCTCCTGCTCGTTCACGCTGTCGCGCACGAAGCTGATCTGCGCGACGTATTCGTTCTCGTCCAATGCGACCGCGAGGCCGGTCAGGTCGACGTGCCGCTTGAACGCGAAGTCGTGCTCCAGCCAGAACACGTAGTCGTACCCTCGTCCTTCGGCGGCCATCTCCCACAGCGCTGCCGTCGCGGTGCAGAACCCCGACTGTCGCGGCAGCGTCAGGCACGTCCACGGGTACGGGCGCGGAGGAGGGAGCGGGCACGGGCCGTCCTGCACGATCAGCCGTTCCACCGGCGGCGGCGTCACGTGCTCGTCGAACGACCGTATCGTCGCGGCCAGCGTCTCGCCTTCGCTGCCGTCGTCGTGCGTCAGCACCGCGAGCGCGTACCTCATCGCTGAACCTCGTCCAGCGCCTCGATCTCGGCGGCCGTCCTGAGTAGCGCATCGTGGTCGCGCTTCACCGTCGCCATTCCTCGGACGAGCTTCGTATGCGCCTCCAACACAGACGGCCACGGGACGCCTGTCTCCTTGCTCACCCGGCGCGTGAATAGCCACATCAGGATCGCGAGCCTCACGTCTGCCTCCGGAACGCGAGGCCGGTCGCGGCGTAGTAGCCGTGCGCCCTCGCTCGCGTCGCGGCCGTCAGCTCGTCGTCGAGCGCGAACCCGTACTGCCGGAACCCCTGGATCCAGTAGACGCTCTCGCGGCAGTTGACGTGATGCCATCCCGGCTGCCCCGGCAGCGCGTGCGTCATCAGAACGAGCGGCGCCTTCGTGAGTGCGTCCATGACTGCGTGGACGTGCGCCTCCTCGACGTGCTCGACGAACTCGGCCGACCAGACGAGGTCGAACTCGGTGCCGCTGATCCACGGGTACGGGCCGGTCGTGAAGTCGTGCAGGCCGATCATCGGGTCGGGCTGCGGCAGCCCGTCGATCCCGAAGAAGCCGGTCACGCCGATCTCCTTGAACGCGGCGAGCGCTGCTCCGTCGCCGCAGCCCACGTCGAGAACCGACCGGATGCCCTCGCGCTCGACGAGGTACGCCCACATCTCCGGGTACAGGGTGTCCGGGTCGCCGCCCCGAACGTAGCCTCCGAGATGTCCTGCCGTGACGAACTCTCCCGTCATGCGAACCTCTTGTCGCGGTGCTCCTCGGGGATCGGTTCGCCATGCTTGAACTTCGGGCCGCAGCGACCGTACGGGTCAGCGATGAGGTAGCCGTCCTCGTCGATCGTCGGCGCCGTCCAGCACTCGTACACGAACGCGATGGACGCCGCCAGCAGCACCGTCGCGATCACAGCTCCCACGATCGGGTTCATGCCGCTGCCCCTCCCATGATGTGCGCTGCCTCGGCTCCTGCGTGCGCGTCGCATCCGGCGCACTCTCCGGTCGGGTGCGGCGGGTAGTGGTACGGCAGCCTCTCGGTCGTCGTGAGGGCGCCGGTGACGAGCGCGTCTGTCAGGTCGTCCTCGGTGACGCGCACGAACTCGGCCGCCTCGGCCTCGTTGAACTCGGTTCCTGGCGGCAACCAGGGTGTAGCTGTCATCGCTCCTCCTATCGGATGGTTGTCCGATATTTATAGCACGGGTTCGGCTAGACGAACACCCCTACCGCGAACTCGACGACGTTGCTGCTCGTGCGCTTCGTCGGCGGGTAGATGTCGTCGGGCGCGTAGGCGTCGTACACCCACGCTCGGCAGTGGTCGCCCGCGACGGGACTCGTGATCGTCTGCGTGCCCTGATGCAGCCATTGCGTGCCCGACACCCACGTCGTCGGCGGCCAGGGAACGGTGACGCGGGTTCCTCCGGCGTCGAAGCACTCGACCCGCAGGATCATCAGCTTGTAGCTGTTCGTCTTGTTGCCCGGCAGCGTGAACGTGTATGTCGCCTGCGTCGCTGTCGACGCGGCCTGCTCGTACGCGAGCGTCGGCGTCCGTGTCCCGCCGCCCTTCGCCGCCATGCTCGTGTTCGCGACCGCCAGCCCGGCGACCGCCCATGCCGCTGCTACCAGCAGCAGCTTCGTCGTTGTGCTCATCGTCCCTCCTCCTCGTACAGCTCGGGGTAGTTCGCTCGGCGGATCGCGTTGTGCGTCGCCAGCTTCACGCTACGGGCCGGTGCCCGGTTCCTGCTCCTCGGGTCAGTGTGCGCCACGTAGACGGCGTCGGGCACGTCGACCGGCTCGGCGCCCGCCTTCATCGCACGCTGCCACAGGCACCAGTCCTCGTACAGCGGCCACTCCTTGAAGCCGCCGACCTGACTGAACACGCTGCTCGGGATCGCGGTGCCGATCACCATCCAGTTGCCGTCCTCGATCGGCATACGCGGCCAGATCTTCGGCGCCGGTCGCTGCCTGCCGCGGACGTACTGGACGGCCGGTGTCAGCAGCGGCAGCCGCATCAGCGGGAACTCCTCCTCGCGGTGCCGCACGAGCGCTTCCCACAGCGCCTCCGCGAAGCCAGGCCACAGCTCGTCGTCGGCGTCGAGGAACACGAGGTAGTCGGCTAGGTGCCGTTCGATCGCGAGCGCGGCGCCTTCGTTCCTTGCGGCCGCGACGGTGCCGTCCGGCTGATGGCACATGACGATCTCGTCGAAGCCTGCCCGCTGCGCCGACGGCAGCGCCCGGTCGCGCGCCAGCTCCAGCCACCGGGCCTGCCCGTGCGAAGCGATCACGCACACGAACTTCACTCGGGCCTCCTCGCCTGCGCGAGCTTGCCGCGCCCCCACAGCGCCCGGCGTGCCCGAAACGTATGGCGGTCGTCACGGAAGTGAGCCATCGCGAGCCTGTACGTGTCGTCGTCGTCTGCGGTGCCGCGCATCGGGTGAAGGTGCTGGACATGCGCCGTCGAGGGCACGTAAGAGCGGCGAGCTCTTGCTGTCGCGACCAGCTCGTCGTCGACGAAGTTGTGCCAGTAGCCCTCGTGGTAGATCGCCGGTCGTGCTTCGACGGTGCCGTGCTCGACCGCGTACCAGCGAGCGACGAGCGAGTGCGTCGAGTGGTTCGCGTTCCGGGTGCGCTGGTTGCAGCCGTCGATCGTGCCGACGACACCGGCGCCCGCTCGGGCCGCATGGATCGCTGCCGTATCCCATCCGTGGCGGAACCGAAGGTCGTCGGCGCCCGTGAAGATCCAGTCCGCCGTCGTGATCTCCAGGCCGTGGTTGATCTTGCGGGCGTAGTCGCCCTTGCCGCCCTCCCACTCCGTGACGCACACGACCGCGGCCGTCTCGATGCACGCCGTGATCTGCTCGTCGTCACCGGGCGTGCAGAGAAACACGATCTGCGTCGGGTACGTCGCGGCCTGACCGATCGACTCGACAAGCGGCGCGGCGTTCGCGGGCCTGCCGAGGACGGGAACGAGGACGGCAATCGAAGTCACAGCGGGCACTATAACTATCGGGCGGGACGGCGGCGACGTGCCCGGTGCTCCTCCGCGAGCCGGGCGGCGCGTGCCCGCAGTTCGGGCCAGCTCTCCGCGGGCGGCGGAAGGAACCGCGAGCGCTGCCGATGCGAGAGCAGCAGCTCTAGGACGTCGTCGTCGCGCGTGAGCCGAGCACTAAAGGGATCGGCCCGCCCGCGATCTCGTCGGCGTCGAGGAGGCAGGAGCGGAACGCGATCGCGACAAGATGCGTGATCGTCCGTGCGTCCCATCGGCGTTGCAGCCTCTTGCGCTGCGTCTTGACTGTTTCGGGGCTGATGAAGAACAGGCGGGCTGTCTCGGGGATGGTCAGGCCGTTCGCTGCCGCGACGACGATGCGGCGCTCCGCTTGCGTCCAGTAGATGTCTCGGCTGATGCCGTCGACCGCCATCCGGCCTCGTTGCACGTCGCTCATCGCGGTAGGAACGCGGCCGACGCGGCTATCGGTGCGAGCCTGTCGGGCAGCCCGTTCGCGCGGACATAGGCTCGGGCGCCTCGCCGCTTGCTGAACGCTGTCGCCGGGACGCCGCTCAACTCCAGCCAGTAGCGCCTGTGCTCCTCCGTGACCTTGATGACGGGCGGCCGCTTGCACATCGCGCAGCGTGCGGAGTGGACGCCCTTCTTAATGCGGCACGCCTGCTCCAGCGAAACGTCTCGGCTCGTGCCGCAGTCCGGGCACACGACCTCGCGGCGTCGCCCTGCTCGCCCGGTGGGCGCAGAAGTCGTGCCGGTCACGAGTCAACAAGCTAGCGGCCCCGTCGGATGGTGATGCCCGTCGGCCGCAGCGTTGCGATGCCTCCGACGCTGTTGATCCGCGCTGATGCCGGTGGCGCGGCGACCGTCGATCCGTCGAGATCCTTCGTCCGTACCCAGTTGATCTCCTGCGTGAACGAGTCGACCCAGTCGTCTTCCTCGTTGCCGGTGCCGGTGAACTTCGCGCACTGCTCGATCGCCGCCATGATCTCCGCGTCCGTGATCGCCGGGTCAGGCCCGGTGCCGTCGCGCTTCATCGCGCCCGGCACGAACACGTTGTGCGACTCCAGCGCCGGTGACGCGGCCTCGGCCCGCAGCTTCTTGTCGGCGCTGACCGTGATCGCGATGACGCCTTCGATCTCGCGCTCCAGCTGCTCGATGATCTCGACGCCGTTCGCTGTCTTCTCGATGATGACGTAGACGGGGAGGTACGGGAACCACGCGACCATGCGGGCGCGCATATCGCGCATCGCGTCCTTCGTGCCCTGCAAGCTCATCCGGTCGTTGCGTGTCGCGAGCAGCCAGTGGTCGGCGCCCGGCCGCAGGATGCCCTGGTCGTCGACGTGGCGGGTGACGCCCCACGCGGTGCCCGCCACCTTGTCGCTCGTGACCTTCGCCTTGAACGACGTATCCCACGAACACACGATCATGCGGAAGTCAGGGAGGCTGTCGCGCTGCCCGTCGTTCAGGAACGCCTTCGGGAAGTACCGCCAGTCGGCCCGCATCAGGATCGCGCCTTCCCGCGGCGTCGGGTTCTGCTGGTACTGCGCCTGCTTCGTGCGCTCGCTCATATCGTGCTGAACCTCTCCGAGCTGCGCCTCCCCCATGAACGCCGGAGCCAGCAGGGCGCCTTCCTTGCGGCGCGGGTCGCCACTGATGATCCGGCCGCTCGGGAGCTTCACCTTCGCCGGGTAGCGGAACTGATGTTTCCGCTCGTACCGGGCCGGGAGGCACAGGTGCGTCCACCGGCCTGCGTCGTCGTCGCTGTCGAGCAGGTAGCCGATCACGTCGTTCTCGTGGACGCGCTGCCCGATCACGATCTTGACGCCCGGGTCGACGTTGCTGATGTTGAGTCGGCTGCTCCACGTGTCGCCGATCCACGTGCGTGCGGCTTCCAGCTTCGTCTCGGTCGTCGCGGTCGCGTCGCTCGCGTTGTGCGGGTCGTCGAGGATGAGGACGCCGCCGCGCTCGCCGGTGCCGCCGCCGACGTGCGTCGCGACACGGTAGCCGCCTGCCTCGTTCGTGTAGCGCGTCTTCATGTTCTCGTCAGGGAGGAGCTGAACGCGGTCGCCCCACCGTGCCTGATACCACGGATTAGCGATCAGGCTGCGCGTCTTCCGCGTGTCGCGTGTGGCGAGCGTGTCCGTGTGGCTCGCGCTCACGATCTGCTCCCACGGCGCGTGCGTCCACCGCCACGCCGGAGCGAGGACGCTGACCTCGCTGCTCTTGAGCGCGCCCGGCTGGATCGTGATGATCAGGCGGGCGATCTCGCGCTCGTACGCTGCTTGAAGGTGCTCCGCGATCGAGTCGAGATGCCACGTGTCGACGAGCGGCCTCGGGATCACGTGCGGCCACGCCGCCCGGTAGAACAGCTTGAAGTCAGCGGCGAGCGCTTCCCTCTGCTCCGCGATCG